TATTGCCACCTTTTTTAATTTGATTCCCCTAGCCTTAAGTGCTTCTTCAGTTACTTCATCTAGCTTGCTAAAAACACCGCTAAATTCCAGTCCGGCGACAAGAGCCACAATTGCTGACTCGAGAGGGGCAGTTTCGACAAATCCTACAATAGCATCTCCTATAGCACTGATTAAACTAAGTACGAGCTTGTCAAGTTTCCATCTAATACTAAGGAAATCTATCTCGCTAATGAATGTTCCTATAGATTGTCCTACTTTTTTCCAATCTGTTTTTCTCAACGCAGTAGTAAGTGCATCTATAATTCCCTTTGCCCAAACATTCAATGTCTCTGCCAATGCTTTAAAATCAAAATCTTTGAAAAATCGGTTAATTCCTGCCGCAATGGATTCTCCGAGGTTCGTCCAGTCAAAGGTTTTTCCAAAGGAAAGTGCCGCATAAACAGCTGTATTTAAAGATCCTGCGATTGTGCCACCTACTGCACTAAATAATTCTGGTGTAATCAATCCATTTAGGAACTCTGCAAGTCCTGTACCAAAATTACTTGCAACTTTATATACCTTGTCCCACTGGATGCTTTCTAGGGCATTTGTTATTCCAGTGCTAATGTAAGTTCCAATTCCCTCATAATCGCCACGCTTAAATGCGTCACAAATTCTGTCCGCAATCTCCTGTGCTTTGTTGTCCATGCGAGAAAACGCTTCATCCCACGCTTGTTGATACTCTGCTAATGCTTTCGCTATTTCCTCGTCTAAGATTGGAGAACCGCCCCCTGCATTACTGCCTGTGCTTTTTGAACCACCAGAAGATGAATCCGAATTGTCATTAAGCTGATTAAGCTCATCAAATCCAAGTACTGTATTCTTTAATTTTTTCGCAGCTTTATCTGCATTTTT